ATTGGTAATATTAGCAGTACACGTTCCAGAGGCATTATCAATACTGATTGCTGGTGTACTTGCACCGACTCCTTCTAAACTGTTGACTTTAATCTTCGACATAATTAACTAGGTTTTGGATTGGCGTCTTTAATTGCTTTTATTGCATTATAGAAACCAGCCAGCTTAACTTTCAAGTCTGCGTCAGCATCTATAGAGTGCCAAAGTAAATCTAACTGTTCTCCTAATGCAGGGTAGCTTTCAACTCTAGCTGATTTGTAACCATTGGCAGCTTGATAAGCAAGAAAAGCTGCTTCTTCTGTTTCTCTAGCAGATATTTCTTCTGCTGTTAAAAAAACTTTTTCTCCGTTTACTATTTCAAAATTATCAGCCATTATCTTTTAATCCCATAAACTGTGTACATATAATCACTAATATTACCTGACGAAAAATAGAAACGAATACCATTAACGTAAGTTGTAGCATCACCTGAATAATGTGCAACACCACGAGTAGAGTAGTGGGCGGGTCCATGTGTTATGTAGTTTGTATCGTATTCAATTCTATTATTTTGCCTTGCCAATCCAGTTGGGTCATTTGAAGTTGCAACGTGCATTACTCCATGAAAAAATACATTTTCTTCTGTATCAGCACCTATATTTTCCGCTGGTTCTATAAGACTTTGAGAACCAGATGATTTATGAGAAACATTATTAGTTGGAGTTGACTGTTCTTTCCAATTAACATAGTTTGTGTCAGTTATAGTAGTACTTCCAATTCTAAATCTAATATATAAATTTGAATTATCAGTGCCAGGCTGCATAGTTAGAAAAATTTCAAACGCTTTGTATGTAGAAACATCAAGGTTATCAATATTTATCGCACTACCACCACTGGAACCGCTTGCAGAAGTTAGTTTTACATAGTCTGTTGATGATGCAGCAGCAAACTCAAGCTCTGCATTTGTTGAGCTATGGTTGGCACTTGCTACACTTAAAACTTGACCAGCAGAACCAGTCGTAGATGGTAGTTTTAAAGTAATATCAGAGCTAGGATTGGCTGCCGGACTATTTAAAATAGTGCCGTTACCAGAAGTGTGTTTTAGTTTTATTGCTCCCATAATTAATTTGGTTCAGTAGGAAAAGTAACAGAACTCATATCTAAATTACCATCAGAATCTAATTTAGGCGATGCATTTTCTGGTAAATCACGTAAACTTTGACGATATGTTCTCCAATTATCTGTGAGTGTTAAATCAGAACTAGCTCTCCAATCACAAGCTGCTAATAATCTATCTCTTTCTACCCTTAACAATTTCATTGGTTCTGCATTAGTTAACCTAGTCACTTCAGCATCTATTTCAGATTCGGTTGGTGCTGTTCCACTATCTAACCATTGCAATTCAGAATAATTATCACCAGACCAAGACCACGCTTGTTTAGGTTTTAAAATTGATAATGCAATCTGTTTAGTGTAGATCATGCTTTTATTTCTTGAGCGTAAATATATGTTTGAAGATTATAAGCATTACCTCCATCAGAACCAACCTTAACATTAGCTCCATCAGGAGAAGCTATTCCCACTTTATAGGTTATTGCAGAAGATGTTCCTGGTGAATGTATATACCAAAAACTAAATTGTCCGTAAGTATATCCGCTACCACTACCAGAAGCGTAAACACCTTCATTTGCTCGTACTATTCTATTACTATCAGTTATGCTTGTATGGTATACACCAGCAACCATTCTCCTATCTGCTCCACCCCACGATTCCATATTTAAATTACCAATAAGTAAAACTTTGTTGCTGCTTGAACTCGGTGTAATACTAACAGCTAAATTAGTAACTTCTGTCAAACTTTGATTTGTGGTTGTAAAATCTTGAGATAAGCTATATACCTGTGTTTGTAGAACATCATGTGTACTTGCAGGTATAGCACCTGTCAGCTTAGAAGCTGCCATGTCATTTATATCTGCATTAACAATAGAGCCGTCAACAATATTTGCTGAATTTATTTGTAATCCAGTGATTGTATCGTTTGAGCCGTTTAGTACTAAAGCCATTATGGAATCGTTACAACTGAAGGACTATTTATTGTAAGTGTAGCATTAATTGTTAGAGGACCTGCAACTAAAGCGTTATGATTTGAAGAAATTGCGTAATCATTATCCATAGCAACTTCACTCTCAAAGAATATAGATTCTCCTCCACCACCCTGCGCACCTGCTGTTATACCAGTAAGATTAGATCCATCAATAGCTGGTAATGTGCCAGTAATATTAGCAGCAGGTATATTAGTTAGATTTGTAGCTGAGATCGCAGGTAAAGTACCTGTAATATTTGCAGCAGGGATATTCGTCAAATTAGCTGCCGAAATAGCAGGTAAAGTACCTGTGATGTTGGCTGCTGGTATTGCTGTTAAATTTGTTGCACTTGCAGCAGGTAGAGTAGCAGGGAATCTAGCATCAGGAATTGTTCCACTACCTAAATTACTAGCATTTAGAGATGTTAAAGATGCTCCTGATATTGCAGGTAATGCTCCTGTTAAATTGCCAGAAGGTAAATTCGTAAGATTTGTTCCACTTGCTGCTGGTAAAGTAGCTGGAAATCTAGCATCTGGTACTGTTCCAGAGGTTAAGTTAGATGCACTTAAAGCAGTTAGATCAACAGCAGCCCAACTTAAAACTCCATTTGTATCTGTTTTTAAAAACTGACCGTTAACAACATTAACAGGCAAAGTTAACGTATAACTTGCACCTGCACTATGGGCTGGTGATTTTATTTTTACACCATGACTATTTTGTGAACAGTTAAGTTGTAAAGTTCCATCAGCACTACTACCATCACCTTTGATTTCTACGACACCAGTGCCATTTGGATTTAGTTTTATATTGCCATTAGTAGTGCTTGTATTAATCTCATTTGCTTGAACATCTAAGTTACCACCTAATTGTGGAGTAGTGTCTTCAACCAGATTGCTCATACCACTACCTGCTGGTACTGTAGCCCACTTAACACCTGTAGCTTCATTGCTATCTGCAACTAACACATAGTTGTTTGTACCAACAGGAAGGGCTGTGGGATCACCAGAACCATCACCAACTAATATCTGACCTTTTGTACCTAAATCACTATTCATCACTGCACCAGCAGCATCTACGTTAGTTGCATCTGTAACATCAGCACTGGCTTCTATGCCATTTAACTTTGTGTGATCAGCATCAGTAAAGACATTACTGTCAGTTGCTGCTTCTACTGCTGCTCTAATCTCTGCATTGGTCTGATCACCAGTAGCACCTGCTTCTATAGCATTTAGTTTGCTATGGTCTGCATCTGTAAATACATTAGAATCTGTTGCTGATTCAACCAGTGTTCTAATCTCAGCAGCAGTTTGATCTGCTGTAGCAGAAGCTTCTATACCATTAAGTTTTGTATGGTCTGCATCTGTAAATACATTACTATCGGTAGCATTTTCAACAAGTGTTCTTATTTCTGCTGCGGTTTGATCTGCTGTCGCACCAGTTTCAATTCCATCTAATTTTGTTTTATCACTAGAAGACATACTTCCAGGATTTGATGTAGAAGCTGCTTGTAATTTTGTTCCAGATATAGCTGCACTAGCATTTACATCAGCATCAACAATAGTTCCATTGGCAATCATTGTTGATGTTACTGTTCCTGTATCACCTGACGTAATAACTGTTCCAGACCTATCAGGTAAGGTAATTGTTCTAGGAGCAGTAGGATCTGTTATAGCTAATGTAGTTTCATTTCCGTCATCAGTAGCACCTTCAAATACAAGATTAGCTTTTATGGTTTGTGTTCCATCTCTTTTTACATAGTCATCAGTAAGTTCTTGTATTCCAAACAATAATTGTTTTGTATTTGTATCTAAATCTGTTTCAGTAAGAACGCTACCATCTGTAAAATCAACTTGTGCAGAACCTATTTCAGTATCTCTTTGGATTAATATTGTAGCTCCATTTGCTGGTTCATTACCGCTAGTAAAAGTTATTTGGGTAGCACTAGTAAATGTATAGTGTGTGTTGTTAGTTTTTAAAACACCACCAACAAATACATCAACATCTATTTCTCCAACGTATGCAAAAGATATAGAAAACGGTCCAGCAGATCCGTTACCAGTATGACTTGTACTTGTGTTTGCTGAATTGGTAGCCATGATTAATCAGATAAAGATGGAAGAGATTTTAAAGCTTCAAAATTGTCATTGATTGCTTCTTGTTTAATAAGAGCTTGTACATTTGAATATTCTAATGCACGTTCTGGATTTTTTTGTAACCATAATTGTTTTCCAGCTTTTTTATATACGTTTATAATATCTCTTAAAATATCTTCTGCTAGGTCACGATTAGCTTCTTGTGCTTGAACTTCTACATCCATATTATTTTGTTCAATCATTTCACCTCTTACACTTTTCATTAAAGCTTGAAAATCTTTTTGTTGGATACGGTTATGTAAAGCCCTAACCATAGTCATACCATTTATTTTTGCAAAAGCAGTTTCTTCAATAAGATCTAAATGTTCATCGTAAGTTAGTTCAATACCACTTCCTACCGCAGCACCACTTGGTAAATTACCTAATGTTAATTCATCTGAAGGTTGTGTAATTCTTGCACCTATTTCATCAAGAGTTGTTAAGACTGTATTATTTATACTGCTTGTTTCTTTAATTGGATTAATAACACTCATAGTATCAGGACCAAAACCAACTGGATATTCAATAATTGAACCAGTTATAAAGTTTCTCATTGGTCGTAAATCGCCATAACCAGGAACTGTTGCTTTTATTTCATTATGAAACTTTCTTAACCATATAAAACCGTCATCACCTGCTCTTACTTTTTTATCTAATATTTCTCTATTAGAAGTTACATTTCTTTTAACTGATCTACTTAATGAACTAAAAGGATTTACTGTTGCTGCTGCTCTCCTTGCAAGCCAATTTTGAAGAAACTGTGGTTTTCCTAATAAATCAGCAAGCTCAGTTATACCTTGTAAATAAGTTTTATTTGTAATGTTACGACCTAATGCAACAGAAGCAGCCACACCAAAATCATCACGATCTTGTTTACTTAAACCGCCTGTAATAGCTGCTGCATCAGCAGCCATCATTAAGAAAGAAGCCCAAGGGTCTAATCTTCTGAAACTGACATATTCATACCTTGGTTTACCATCTTTACCCATTCTTACATTGCCATCTTCGTCTTTTAAAAGAAATCTAAAGCTATAAGGTTGCCAACCTGTTGCTCTTTTTTGATTAAGCATATTGAAATTAGAAGGTCCACCACCAGTAATTGCTAGTTCAGACATTGGATCATTTATTGAAAATGCTGTAGCACCTGCTATTGACCATATTGCACCACCCAAATACATTTCACCTCTTGCTTTTGCTGCTACAGATGGATCAGTACTCCTAAGTGCTTGTCTATATTCTTTCAAAGCCATATTAAATCCAGGTGTTCTTCTTACTTGTGCTTTAAATATATTTACTGGTGTCCTTACAAAAGGTAAGACTACCCTTCCAAAAGGGTGTCGTGAGACTCCTTGTATTGCAGCACCTAAACTATCTTCTGGTAAATCAGCAGTAAATGTAGTCTCAGCAGCATATTTTTGTGCTGCTTCGTATAAATCTATAACAGATTGATCTTCTATGTTTGCCATGCTGTTTTTATTAACAATTTCAATAGTGCCATCAAATTGTTCTTTTATATGTCTTTGTAATTCAGCACCTTGCAAACCTTTCCTCATGCCATCTTCCCAAGCACTTGCTTTTACATAAGCTCTAAAATTTAGTTGTTTAAAAAATTCATCTTCTGCGAGTAAAAACCTACCTGGTAAACGAATGATAGTACCTAATCCATTTATCATATTTGCTAAATTTCCATCTCCTTCCATTCTTATTTGAAAACGATCAGCTTCTTGTATCATTGCACCAGGATTAACAATATTATCTTCAATTTGAAATGCTTGTTTTGCTGCTTTTAATGAATCGGTAATAGATGACATTAGATAATAAAGTTCTTTACCACCTCTCATAGCTTGCATTGAATCAAATCCTTGACCCGAAATAGAACCTAATGTGTTTTCTAAGGGTCTTGCTAGTGTATTTAAAGCAGTGGACATTATGTTTACAGCGTGTGTTTCTGGACCTGATAGTATTGAGTTTATAAAAATTTCATTTTGTATTTTTACTCCTCTCATAAATTTACTTTCACTAGCCATCTTTTGTAAGGCTTGAGGATTACCTTGTGCAGCTTGTAATTTCTTTGTAATTATTCTTAGTCTTTTCCATGATGCCTTATCACCTTTTTCAGCAGCTTCTATGATTTCTTTAATTGAAAACTCACCTAATGGATCAGTTGGTTCTTTTACTGTTCCTCTAATATCAGTCGCTTGATCTATTGCTTTTTCTGCTGGTGTTCTACCTGCTAAATCATCTATAGAAGCTGCTACATTACCTACTCCACCACCTACTCTGTTAGCAGCTAATGTTTGTGCTGGTACTGTTTTTAAAGGTTTGTTAAGAGTAATAAGACCATCTAATACTTTTGCTTCTGTAATAAATTGTTCTTTTAACTCTTCAGTTAAACCACTTTTATTACCTGTAGCTAAAGTTTCATCTATAGTTTTTGCTAATGATGCTAAATTAATAGCATTTCTATTCATCAATTTATTCATCGCTATTAATGTTGCAGGTAAGTCTTGCTCTCCTCCTCTGCCATATCTAGCATTAAATTGTCTTGCATACTCTATAGTTTCTTGTGGTAATTGACTGTTTGCAGAAATAACCATATCTTTGAATGTTCTTTTGTAAGGCCAAGCATTATTAGCATCAAGTTCTTTTAATTTGTCTGCTTCATCAAGAATTAGTTTTTGCACATCAGGATCACCACCACCTGTAAATTTAGGGTTGAATGTTGTTTCTACTTTATCTCCTTTTTTTACGACTTTATTAGGAAGGTTGAGATCTATCATTTCATCGCCAAGATTATCAACGACATTATCTGTCATTAATATTTCATCTCGTCTTGCTAGTCTTTTTATTATCTTTTCATACAACTCAGGTGTTTTTTTAATTGCTTTTACACCTACACCAAAAGCAGTAAGAGCTTCACCTGCCACTAATCCACCACTTGCCTGCCTAAAACGTGCTTCAGCTACACCTATCTCCTCTTGTGTTTTAGCTTTCAAAAGATCACTTATAGGTGTTGCTAATCTTGGATGCTTGTCAATCATATTGAACAAGTTTTCTTCATATGGATCTTGCACAACAGCGTCAGTAATAAAACCTGCGAGAGCATTTCTAGTCCAAGCATTGTTCATTCCTACTAACTTTGTACCTTGTAGTCCTTTACCAATAACACCAGCAGGTAGTAAAAACTGTGTTATAGCTTGTGGCATTGTATAAGCCCAATCTTCTTTGTCACTTTTTATCTCAAGACCTAATGCTTGTAAGTCTATAAGTTCATTATTATCATATGGATTGCCAACGGTATAATCATAAATATCATCTACAAATTCAACAGTTTCATTTACAGCTTTTAAAGGACCAGATAAAGCACCTCTGATAACTTTAGAAGTTTTAGTTTTTTTTAGTTCTTCTCCACTTGTTTTTAATTTTTCACGAAATTCTTTACCAGCTTCTTGTCTGTTTTCAAAAAAACGACCTATTGGATTTGAATCAGTCATAATTAATTAGAATTTTGTTGAAATCTTCCTTGTTCTGACAAAAAGTCAAGAGCATTGTTGTAATGAGAACCTCCTTGATTTAGCTCTGGTAAAGCACTCTCTACTGAAGTTCCAAAAGAATCTTTTCTTGTTAAGCCATCAGTATCTAAAGTTGATACATTACCTGTCAATATAGCTGCATATAACTCTTTTACGCCATGTCCTGGTTTAACACCTCTATCTTTTAAATACCTTACAACTGGTCCTAACATTTGCTCTTCAAAACTCATACCATCTCGGTATCCATAAGCTTTACGTTCTGGAATACCAAATTGAATTAAACCTTTAAAATTATTATTTTCTCCACCTATTATTTGAGGATCAAATGTACCCATTGTTTCTTGTGAAATCACAGCAGCTAGGTCTTCGGGTCTTACTCCTAATTCATTTGCTGCTGAGACAATAGCTTGTTGTTTGCTACCATCAGTGATGTTAAGGGTTTGGACATCACCAACAGGCATTATAAGTTCTTGCCCTGCCTGTATAAGATCTGCATTTGTAATGTTATTTTCTCTCATAATTGCTTCTACTGTTGTACTGAACTGGTCTGCCAATTGTGTAAGAGTGTCTCCTTGTTCAACAGTTACTGTGGTTGGAGTGTCATCGTCAGTAAACGCACCAGCTTCTAAATTAGAATTTGCATCACCTTGAATATCATCTAGATTATTTGAATTATTGGTTGGATTTTTCCCTGATTCAATAATTGTAGCTGGATTCATTTCTCTAGCTTTATTTATATATTTCAATTTTATTTCATTTATCTTATTAATAATTTCTAACGTAGTTGCTTTTCTGCCAGCTTCACTTGTTCTATATTCATATAATTCTATTTTTGCTTGATTATAAAAATCATTAACATTTCTTGTTCCACTATTATTAAGTTGACCAGTACCAAAAATACTCATCACACTATCTTTTCTAAATTCACCAGTTAATTCTGATTTGAGTTCTGTAAGACCTTTATTAATTTCTGTATATAAACCTTTTTCTGCATCATCTGTTGCATCTAATAAATCTTTTAAAAGTGTTCTATTTTGTGGTGAATTTTCTACACTGTTAAACCAATTCATAGCAGCATCAAAAGAACCTTCTTTAGATCCATATGCGTTTGATTGTATATTTATTCTTGTTTCAGCCCAAGTTGTTCTACCATCCATATCCAAAACATTACCAGTTGATAGTATATCTTTTGCTTTAAATGGATATTTTTTTGCAGTGTTTTCTAAAATTCTTGGATCACCAGTTTCTATGAAAGCTTTTACATTATTCTCAATATCTTCATCTTGCAATCTTTTCTTTTGCAAGTCTCTTCTTTTCTCTGATTTATAAACATAATCATTAACTTGTCTTCTTAATGTGTTTACTTTACTTTGATAGTCAGGATGAGATGTAAGGTTTAAACTGCCACCTGGTCCATAAGGAAACTTCTCTGCTATAGCTAAAATTTCTTCTGTACTATCTATATCACCATTACCCGAAAGGCCTATAGCTTCTGCTGATTCGGTAATAACTTTTACTAATGTTTTATTTATATCACTTCTATCTTTTGCTGGTAAACCTAAATTATTAATAGTGTTTTCAAAATCAAGTATTAGTTTTTCATCTAATGTATCAGGACTAATAATAATATTTTCTACTAAAGGAATTGCTAAAGATTTAATATTTTCTACTTTAATTTTTTTAAATTCTTTTATATGGTGTGATGATACTGTTTCAGTCGCAGATGCCAATTTTGGCAAGAAATGTTCTGCTACATAAATTGATCTAACATCACTTAATTGATCAACTACCTTTTCTCTTTCACTTGCTAACCAATTTTGATATTCTGGAGAATCAATAGAAAATTCACTTAAAGACTTTCCATCTATTCGAGTTGTTTGATAACTTGTTGATAAATTTGTTTCAAAGTTATTACCTAATATTTGAGCTTTTGTTTTTTGATATGCTCTGTCAGCAAAAATGCTACCTCCAATTAATTGTCTTGCTGCATCTTCACCCTTATTTTTGCCAATTTCTTTACTTGTTTCTTTAAAACCTTCAAAGGATTGTTCAATAGCAATATCCATGCCTTCAGCTTGTTCATCTTCAATACTTCTTTTCATAAACATATCAAGCACTGGATTTACTGCTGACAAAGCTTTTGTTAGTTGACTAAATCCATCTTCTTCTATTAAAGGTACAGTACTTTGCCTGACAAAGGTATCAACAGGTCTTGCTGAAGATTGAAAAGAAGTACTTTGAAAACTTGATGTCATTAGGCTTGTCCACGTAAACCTGTATAAGATTGAATACCAGCACCTAAGAAATCAAAGATACCACTTGTATTTTGTTGAGCAGTTGCATAAGCTTGGTTTTGTAAATCAAGAGCTTGGTTACGTCTACTATCTCTTTGAGCTAATAGTCCTAAAGCATTTCTTCTATATTGACCTGTTGCAGATGCCATTGTTTGATTTATGCTATTTCTTAAATTAGCTTGCTGCCTACCAGCATCCCTTGCCAATAATGATGCAGTACGACCACTTAATCCTTCTGTAGCTGCAATAGCACCTCTAGCTTGTTGTCCTTGTACTGTTGCTGCTAATCTTTCTTGTGCTTTCGCTGCTCTAGTTTCTTTTAGGTTGGCTGCTAATCCTTCTTGCTGTTGTGCAAAAGCTCTTTCTGCTGATAGTGCTTGTCTTCTTGCTGCTTCATATTGATAATTTGCAGCCTGCCTAGCTGCTCTGTTTCGTTGAATCATTTGCGCTCCTTGGATTCCTAAGTTTGCATAGAATAAAGGTGCAGCTTTACCTAAACCTAATGCTAATGGGCCTGCAACAACGCACATTTAAGAGATCCTCAGAAATTCATAGAATGGTTTACTTTGATTTCCATATTCTTCATGGTAATTAATAAAAGTAAACCCAAGAGCTTTTAACCACTTTATAGCAGAATGGTTCTCTGCATATACCATATTGTATAGCATTTTATAATTTTTCAATAGGCTGTCCACCCATTTTCTACCTTCTCTAATTAATTGTATTTTATATTTTTTATTAGAAAACAATTCATCAGTTGCCACCATCCAGATACAACCATCAGCTATAACACCGCATAGACCTATAGGCTTGTCGTTATCATCAGCTATAGCCATATTTGTTTGACCATATAGATAAGACAGTCGCAATGCTTCTTCTGGTTTTTTGCCTGTTTGGTAATAAGCTTCAATTTTATCCATAACTCTCATGTTTTTTGCAACATGATTAAGATCACTTAGTTTTGATTTTCTTAAGTAACCCATTAAATACGTCTTGATCTCATATGGAACATAGCTTCATATTCTGCACTTGATAATATTGTTGGCAAGAAACTGTCATTCTTTACATCAATAGTAACTCTATCTGCTCTACTCATTATCGGTACTTTAAATGTACCTGTCTCTAAATTAATTTGACCGATAGTAGCAGAAGAAGCTCCTAGTAAACGACCAGTAAATAAATGTGTTGAGGTCGTATTATTATCAGGCGTAACTTCTACTTTAAAGAAACCAGTATCTTCAAACTTGATATAAAAATGTTTTAGCTGTAAACGACCACTTATAATTTCACCACTCTTCTGCCCTCCTGATGATTCTGTAAGACGTTGTGATGAAAACCTATAGTGCATTTCAAAAGGTTCACCAATAATAAATTTAGAGTTTCTTACGTCTGCATTAGAAACAAGAACAGTAGATGTAGTTCCATCTGTTGTATTAGTAGCTAGAAGTTTTTGACCAGGTTTTAGAGTTTGTGTTGCACCTGATGTATCAACAAAAGTACTGGTTTCTCCAGATGCTAAATATCTACCAAAAAATTCCATATTAGCTGTGAGTTTATATGGAAGAGTAATTGTTGAAATTTTTGTACTGCTGTTATAAGCAATAGAAACACCACTTGTGGCTTCTGTAACTTTACGATCTAAATGATATTCAAATGTTGCATTAGGTTCTTTAAAATCTGATGCAAAAGGTATTTTTTCTAAATCAACTTCAGTATTACCAGAACTTACAATTTTTTCTGTAACAATAAACAATTCAGTACCAATAAAATCTATATTTTTTATGGCTCTGCCATCATCAAATGTATATGTAAACCAAGAATTTAATATCTTTTCTGATCTAGATCCATATAACCATCTGTTTACATAGAGAATATTAGGATTGGTTGCACCTAATAAAACTAAAACATCTTCATTGGTTGATACTGCAACTTTATAAATATCATTTGGTATAAGTCTTGGTATGTGAATTGTAATGTTTGAAGCATCTCTTACTTCAATGCCTTCTTGTGATATATATTCCCTAACACCTGCAAAGTCTCCTTTCTTTGTTAGATAATAAATAGAACTACCAGAACCTACAGGTGGTGCAGAATCAGTTGATTCAAATTCAGTTGTAACAATGACGTTAGCTGTTTTAGGTGTTAACGAATCAGATGAAGACGTAAGGTTGAATTGCGTTTGGTCAGAAAATAAAATTAATTTCTCACCCATGTTTACAGCGTTTTTTAAGATAGCAACTTTAGTGTGAGATGCAGCTACATCAATCGGATCACTATCAATAACTGTTAATACAGTTTCTGGAAAGAAATTAAAGAACTCAGAAACCCTTGATAAAACAACATTATCATCTGCTAAAAATCCTAATCTGTTTCTAAAGAAAAATACGTTGTTAATTTTTGATCCAATAAAAGAAGGATTAGGTGCAGATTCTTCATCACCTACAGTACGTTCACCCCATTTTGGTAGCTCAAAATTTGTAGCTGAACCATCAATAGTTAAGGTATAAGTATCTCCATCAACTCTTGCAAATCTAAAATTACCATCAGCTTGTCTAATTAAAACATGAGGCATAGTGTCATAATTAAATTTAAAAGTAATCCCTGCTTCT